CAGCCTGATCGGCCGACCAACGCCGGAGCCTGGAACGATCAAGGCAAATGGCGACATTCTGAACAAGCTCGACGCGCCGGGTTTGTGGTCATGGGCGCAAGAGGCAGGCGTGGTGGTGCCTTTGGGTTCCTGGGAGCCTGGCACGCCATTTTATGCAGAGGTATCAGCAACGCAATTCAGAGTGCCTGACCTGCGCGCCGAGCATGTGCGTGCTTGGGATGATGCTCGCGGCGAGGACGCTGGTCGCGCGTTTGGTAGCTGGCAAGATTCGGCGAACAAGTCGCACACGCACACGGCCAGCAGTTCCGAGAATGGTGGCCATGCGCACACCGCTTCTTCTGGCGCAGCAGGCGGCCACGCGCACACTGCTTCTTCTGATAGTCAAGGGGAGCACAACCACACCATCTACCATGGGGACGTGACCCCTGACGGATCGGACTTTAGCACCCCGGGCGAGCCACGAAACCCCCTGAACCCGACTGATGGTGGCATTGCCATCACCACCGTAACCTCCACAACAGGGGCGCACGCGCACAACATCACCGTAGATGCAGTCGGCAATCACGGTCACACCGTAACTGTTGATGCTGTCGCCAATCACAGCCACGCAATCACCGTCGACTCGAGCGGTGGGAGTGAGAGCCGAGGCCGTAACGTCGCCTTGCTGGCCGTCATCCATCTGTAAGCCTTCCCGAAAGCACCCGAGCCGCGAAAGCGGTTTTTTTTCGCCTGGAGAATTCGTATGTCCCGCAAAAACTACACCGTCCTGGTCGCGTTCCCTACCGGTGGTGGCCACTACGCCGCCAAGGGCTCCACCGTTGATCTGATGGACGTACAGGCCCATGCGCTGGTAACGGCTGGCCGTATCAAAGAAACCGCCCTGATCGAAGCCGAGGCGGCCGCTGCGGCGGCTCCGGCACCAGCGGCAAAGAAAACCACTGCGAAGGCTGAGTAACCATGGCTGAAGTAACGAATTTCGAACACAACGGTATCTCGATCGAGTCGACCGAGCCGCCCGAGTCGATGGGTGGAATTGGCGATAACGTAATCGGCATCGTCGGCACCGCACCAAACCGCGCAATTGGCGTCCCGCTCAACGCTCCTTTCCGCATCAATGGTCAGCTGCAGGCTGACATGCTGGACCCAACCGGCGAGGAGGAGGGCACGCTGATTTTGACGGTCAAGCAGATCCTCAAAGTCGTCAAGGTGCCGATCTATGTCGTCGTAGTCGAGGCTGGGGCCACTCCGGCCGATACGATCAACGCCGTAATTGGTGGCGTTGATTTAGAGTCTGGCCAACTGCTGGGCATGTCGGCGCTGACGACCTGCCTGGAAGATCCGACCATCATCGGCGCGCCAGGCTTCTCGTCTGAGCAATCGGTGCACAGTGAGCTCGCGTCGCTGGGTAAGCGTATGCGCGCCCGTGTGGTCCTGGACGGCAAAGACGTCACGGTCGCCGATCAGGTGTTGAACAGCGAGGCGATCGGCGGCGCTGCGCTGGGGTACGACCGCTGCTATGTGGTTCACCAGATGCCAGCGGTTTACTCGAAAGCGGCCAAGGCAAACGTATTTCTGCCGCCGTCGAGCCTGGCGATTGCCGCGCTGGCCAGCGTCAAGCAATGGGAGAGCCCTGGCAACCAGGTCACGTATGCGGCCGACGTCTCGCGCACGGTCGAATACAACATCCTGGACAAGTCGACCGAGGGGGATCTGCTCAACCGCTACGGCGTCAGCTACTACGCCCGAACTATCCTCGGCGGCTTCTCGCTGATCGGAAACCGCTCGATCACCGGCAAATTTATCAGCTACGTCGGCCTTGAGGACGCGATCTCTCGCAAGCTGATTAAGGCGGCGCAGAAGGTCATGGCCAAGAACTTGACCAAGCGTGCGATGGAGCAGGAGGTCGATCGTATCGACGCATTCGTGCAGGACCTGGTCGCGTCCGAGGTCATTCCGGGCGGCAAGGTGTACTTGCACCCCGAGTTGAATAGCGTCGAGAAGTACAAAAACGGCACTTGGTATCTGTGCATTGACTACGGCCGCTACGCGCCAAACGAGCACATGATTTATCAGCTCAACGCCAGCGACGCCATCATCGAAGAATTCCTGGAGGATGTTCTCTAATGTTTACTAACCGCGTACGGCAGATGATGACGGCGACCCTGCAGGGGTTGCCGCTGATGGCTACGATCGAAGATTTCGACCCGCCGCCGATCGAGTTCGATATGGAAGCGATGCGGGGCGGCCGCTTCATTGAGGAAGAAATGGCCGTCGGCATGAAAGCGCTGTCGGCCAAGCTGACCTTGCAGGGCGTTGGCCTGCCGATCTTTCTCGCGCTGGGCGTTGCCGGTGGCGACCAGGTGCTGCTGACCGTGCAGGAAGCGGGCGAAGACCAGGACGGTAACGAATGGTTTGCCTACCACGTCTGCGCCGGCAAGCTGAAAAAGCAGGAAGACAAGCAGCTGAAAATGGGCGACAAGCCCGTGACCACGCTGGAAATCGCCCTGCGCAGCTACAAGCGCCTTGAAATGGGTGTCCCGGTTATCGACATCGATACTCGCACGCAGAAGTGCGTAATCAACGGCGTCGACTACCTGAAAGGCGCCCGCCGCCTGGCTCTGATGGTCTAACCCTCTCTCTACTCAATAAGCCGCCTACGGGCGGTTTTTTGTTGCTCGAAGGAAAGTAAAAAATGCAAGAACAGCCAGCAAATTGGGAAATGCCGTCGTATCCGTTGCTTTACCCGATCGCCCTCGAAAACGGCGATACCGTCAACGAGATCCCGCTGCGGCCGATCGTCGTCTCGGAGCACCGGGCGGCGCTGATCAAGGCGGGCAAGGACAACGACGACCAGTTCGAGCAGATCCTCGTCGTCGCCAGTGGCCTGCCGGTTGAGGTGCTCGAGCAGATCAAGCAGCCCGACTATGTGGCGTTGGTGGATCTGATTCACGACTACATCAAATTGCCCGGCACCTACTTCACCGGCCGCAAGCCTGAAAACCCCGACGACTTCCCTCTGCTCGTGCCCATCAAGGCGTTTGGCGGCCGGGTTATCGACAGCCTGCAGATCCAGGTGCCGGCGATGAAAGTCTCTAAGGCCATGCGCAAGTTCAAGACGCCGAACGAGCGCGCGGACTTTGTGAGTGCCCATTGCGTGGGCCTGACGGTGCCCGAGGTGCAGAGCCTCAGCCTGCCCGACTGGACGCAGCTGCAGGAGCGTCTGAGCGATTTTTTGAACAAACCGGCTGCCTTCTTTCGGAGCGAGACGTCGACGTAATCCTCGACGTTGTGCCCCTCGTTTACCACGTATCCGAGGCGGAAATTCTGGAATGGGACGCCGGCAAGGGCATGCGGCGCTACGAGTTAGCGATCGCACGCCTGGGCGCGAAAAAGGGGTAGGGCATGGCTGAGTCGAAATTTTCGTTACGCCTTGCTGCGCATGATGCGTACTCGAGTACGTTCGGCGACTTCAAGAAGAAAGCCAGCGCGATCGAGGCGGGGATAAAGTCGCAGCGCGCCGAGCTCGACAAGCTCAATCGCACGGCTCGCTCGGCTGATGGTTATGCGTCGCTGACGGCCAAGGTCGAGAAGACGACGGCCGCTCTACAGGCGGCTCGGGTGGAGCAGGTTCGTATCGGTCGCGAGCACAAGGCGGCGGCCGAGCGGGTCGAAAAGCTGAAACAGGAGTTTGACCAGGCGTCGGCCGCGCTCAAGGAGTTAGAGGCGGCCACCGGCACCACGGCTGCGCAAATGCGCGCGGCTCGAGCCGAGACGACCAGGCTGCAGCGTGAGCTCAATGGCGCCACTGCAGAGGTCCGCAAGCTCGATACGTCGCAGGACAAGGCTACAGCAGGCTTGCGCACGCTGACGGCTGCCCAGCGAGGCGAGCGGAACGAGCTCAAGCGCTTGCAAACGGAGCTGACGGCGGCCGGCGTTGATACCGGTAAGCTGGCCAGCGAGCAGAAGCGACTCGAGGAGTCGACCAAGTCGGCCAACGCGGCGCTGGCGTCCCAGCGGGCGCGCCTGGAGGCTGTCAGTAGCGCTCAGGCTCGCATGGACAATAACCGGAACCAGCGTGCGGATCTGCGCGGGCAAATGGTAGAGACGGCGGCACTGGCCTACGTGGCCAGCCGTCCGATCAACCAGGCGATGGACATGGAAACCGCCATGGCCGACGTTGGAAAGGTGATTGATTTTGCACCTGGTCAGCGTGAGGCCATGGCGTCGGCCAACCTCAAGATGGCGAGCGATCGCATGATCTCGTCAAGCGGAATGACTGCGGTCGATCTCGCGAAAATCGAGTATG